TTTTGCCCATCCCTCTTTGCTATCGTGTACACTAATAATGTCATCACTGTCGTATAAGGTATGTGGTATCTCTGGTAATTTATTTATCTTGTCTCTTTCTACAGAAAATCCTACACCAGTTCCACATAATAGTACATACATAGCTTCATCAAATGATTTAATATCATCAACAGGAAGATAAGCACAATTATAGCCTGCAGTATTATCTCTTTCTAATGCAGGTCCAGCGGTCATCAAAGCTCTCATACTTGGCATCACTTGTAGACTATATATAGCATCCCATATCTGTTCTGTGGTATCATAATCTATGTTAGCTTTACTAGATATAAAGTCTACATATCGAGTCACAGTTTCGCTCCATGTTTCTCTACGTTGTTGGTCATCCATCCAACGTGCATAACGTGAGATAGCTATAAAATTTTGATAATCAGTTGGTAATGCGTTATTCATACTTTTCTCCTTTAATAACTTACACTTACATCTTTTGCATCTATTCCAGAAAATTCATGTATTAAATCTTCTACTGCTTCTTCTAACATGATTGGCAGTTCTTCTTTATCTGGTGTGAACTCCTCCACATCCACATTAGCTATAATACTTATTTTAACCTTTACCATTTGAGTTGACATTATTAGACCTAACAGTTTCTTGTAGTAATTCAAGATACCAATGTGCTTTTTGTAAGTCTTGCTCAGGCTTACCTTTGTAGTGATATCTCCACAGATACTTTAATATAGCACCCTGTAAATAATATTCAAAACCATCCCCTAACATCGCTTTCATTGCTTCTATACACTCTATATTTCCTTGTCGATAATGGAATGGACTATTGACTTCATCTCCATCATCTTGATTATATATACCATTAAAATGTAATTGCTCTGACATAACTTCTCCTTTAGTGTATGGTATGTAATTGATTAAAATCTCTTGAAAAACTTAACTGTCCTTGTTCTATTAGTGACTCTGGATTATTCATAGCATAGTCTGCCATGCCACGCAATAGTAAAGTATAAAAAGCTGCTTCATCATCACTCATATCTTTTTTATTTGGAAAATGGTGAAGTATTTCTACATCGTACGCTTCATCTTCTTTAACAGTTCTGATTATTAAGGCTGAATCTCCTTCAGCTAATGTTATTGTTTTAAGTTTTTGCATGAGACCATCTCTATAAAATGTTCGGCATCTACGATTGCCAAGGGTTTCTGTCTATTCATTTTTATTATTAATAAAGGTTCGCCCTTATTATTATGTGAAATTGCTTGTTCATAATAATTGTAAATTGTTTTTGTTCTTTCTGTATTCTTACATTCTATGTCATAGGAAAACTTTTTAAAGGCGGCAGTAGATAATTGTACATCCACTCCATTAACTCCCATTGGAGTTGACCTAACATCTAAACTAGTTAAGTTTTTAAATACAGAAAGTAGTTTATCTGCTACCCAGGTTTGTAATCTTCTACCTTTTGCTTTTGACGTTCTCGGTGACATCTTCTTCAATACGTATCTCTTTGACGGTTTTGATAGGGATGTACGTTGAGGTTTCTTTACTTCTGATGCAGGGGAACGCCTCACCACTCTGGATTTGTTGTATGAAATCTTCCGCTTCGTACCTTTTAAGTTTAAAATTTTTGACATCATCATCCCCATATTTAATCTGCAGTGTTACGCCACTCATCAGATATTGCTGTATACCAAGTCCACTTTGGATTTTTTCCTTTGCTGGGGAGTTGCCGTCTATATTCGAGGTCTTTCCAACAGGAAAATTTGTATGGACAGTAAGAGCATTCAAATCCAAGGATTCTGTTTCCTGTAGGCTTTGAATAATAAGTTTCTTCAATGTCGGTGAAACATCTTTTAAAAGGTTCTCCATTATGAATGGTCCTATGAGTTTTTTTGAGAGCATCTATAACCTCTTTCTTTTGCTTCTTGTCATCTGGAGCTTCTGCAAAAGCTACTTGCCCTGTAGATTTATTAAGAGCTATCCATCCTTTAAATGGTTTATTTGCCGCAACTCCATAACCATAACCTTGAGATACATAACCAAAAGTGTCACTGCTTTTTATACTTTCAAATGCATTGTCTAAATTAAATTTATAATCAAATGCGTATGGTGACACAGTTTTAATATCATAGATACCATCAGATAATTCTATGTCAAACTCACCTTTTATATCTATATCTTTTTCCTGTAACTCAACTTTTTTGTGAATGTTTTTTACCTCTATGTCAGCCGCTTTAATTAAGGTTATTAACACTGCTTCTAAAACATCTCCAATAATCATACGCATTTTAAAACTGTAGTCTTGAGGTTCTTCTTCCTCTCCTTTTGCTTGCATCTGTAATTGACAAAGAGGTTTGCCAATGTTGCTCATTCTTAACCTAAAGCCTTCTTCTTCTTTTTCACTAAAATGTTTCTGTAAGGCTTTTTTAGCTAAATCCCCAAACTCATCTATAAGCTGAGAGGGCATTTCTGCCCCCCCATTTGCTGCTTTGGATAAGAATGAAAGCAATTTGGCTTGATGAATGTTCATCCGCTGACCATCAACTCAGGGTTGTTCAAATCATCATCAAGAGCACTGTCTATGTCAGTGATTGCATCGTCTACGATTGTATCATCATTCATTGACGCATCAACAATGATACCTTTACTTTGTAGTGCTTTATCATGCTGTCCCATGACATATTTGTTCTCTTTATCCACTAAATCAGAGAAATAGTGAAGTAGTTCTTGGTCGGCAGGGGTAAACTCCAATGCCTGCTTGTCTACAGCAAACTCCGCTACGTAGTACACATTACTACCTTTCTTCTTCTTAGTAAGTGTAGCACTTAAATTATAAAAGATAAAAGGTTTTTTCTGTGATGACAAAGAGTCTAGTGTTTCAGACAGAGGCATAAAGTTTGCTCCCCTAGCTCTCCAAAGAACAGGAACGATGACATCCCCAACATCTTTACCATCAGCATCGACCGCATTTGCTAGGGATGCCTTACCATATAGCATCCTGTAACATGATGTCTGCTTTTGGCGAATGGCATCATCTCCAGTTAGTGAATCCCTCTTTGCGAGAGGGACAGAACCACAACGCATAGTGCCAAGACAATCTGGAATCTCTGTGTTAGGAAAAAGATTCTTGGCCATGATTGACTTGTTAACTGTTTCACCTGCGTCAGGGTCATATTGTTGATATTGGAATCTCTGCAAGAATATTTGTAACTTGACATCTCTAGAATATACGACGTTTCCATCCATATCCATAGTTGTCCAAGAACCTGCAGGAATTTGTCTTCCATCATCATCTTCGTGGTCTCTATTTATTTTTAAAATAGAGTGAGCCATGCTTGGCCCATCAACTGTAGTTTGACCAATAACATCTGCTATGTCATTGAAATTTATATCTTTTTTTATTGTAGGTAAACTATTCATATAGGTTTCTCCTTTTCTACTACCTTTAGATTTATATGTTGTACACGATAATGTCAAGGGTGTCAACATAATATATTTTTTTCTTTCATGTTTAACCAATCTTTTCCAATCTCTATGTCAACTTCTAGTGGCACTGTCCACTTTACATTGTACATATTCTCAAACAAATCAGTTACGCCTGTCATAGAGTCGTATGCAATTTTAGCTACAGTGTCCTCTTCACCAGGAAATACATCAATTACAACGGAGTCATGGACCGTATTAATAATAAGAGAGCGTAACTTTTTGTGGTTAATTTGATATTGTAATTTAATAAGTGCCAACGGCATAATGCAACCACCTGCAAGACCTTGTACAGGGTAGTTTTTGATTGCAGGGGCATTCGACGCAACACCACTAGCAAGACGTCTAGTATCTGGAAAAGCAAACTGCTGACCAGTATACAGAGCAACAACACCTGTCGATATAGCTTCAGTTTGTATATTTTCATGCCATTCTCCTAACTTTGGATATTTTTCTACAAAAGCTTTGTAATATGCTGTTTCATTTGGTGAACCTGTAACACCCCCATACAAGGGTTTAAATGTATGGGCCTTTGCCAAAGTTCTTTCTTCCTTTGTAACATCTTTTTCTGGTTTGTCAAATATAATTGATGCAGTGTACCTATGTACATCACTACCATCTAGTATATCTTTCAACATATTTTCATCACCACATAGTTGTGCGGCTACTCTAAACTCTAGCTGACTATAATCTGCCTGCAATATTTTACCGTTCTCAAATCTAGATACAACAACTGCACGTACAGGAAATGTATTACCTCTAGGCTGATTCTGAAAGTTTGGGTCAGATGATGACAATCTAGTTGTTCTGGTTACACACTGATTGTATTTAGGGTGTAATACACCATTGATACGTGTGTTTCTTTCTATACCTCCCACAAAACTGTTAAGATAAACATCTACTGCGTTAAGTCTAGTAACACAACCTAAAAATGTTTCAGCATCTTTGTTGCCTTTTCGTCTAGCTACACTTAATAAACGTAACATAGTGGACTTATCAGTGGCAAAACCATTAGCAGATACATCTAATATATCTCTAGGGTTCATGGTCAAACCACCAATCTTAGGAAGATTATCTAAGACATACCCCTTGCCAATGCAAACAGAACACTTAGTAGGTTTTTTGTAAGGCTTACCATCTTTTTTTACTTTAGTATATGTACCAATACCTTTACAACTTTTGCAGTGACTAGCTCTAGTCTTGTGAACTCTTTGAGTTAAAGC